ATTTGTGAAAACTTGCTCTATGTTTGAGCAACCACATCTAGTATTTCTAGGAAAGAATAAAGTCTATATTGCAGACAAAGCAACCAAGGGTAAAGCGACTTATATGAAGTCTGACCCTGATATCATTGTGCAACCTCCAAAAACTTACGACCCTAATCTTCCTGAGAAGGTTGTAAACTTTGAGTTGACTATGAAGAATTTAAAACTTCTTCGTGAAGCAGCATACAACTTTGGTGTGACTGATTTCTGTGTCAATTCTTTCCAAGGAGAGTTGTCTATTTCTGTTAGAGATAAGAAGACTGACAACAGTCATGTATTCTCTGTCCCAGTTGAAAAGGTTGTATGGGAAGCAGACTATTGGGGCACGACTCCTACTCATGAGCGTAACTTCTGTTACTGCTTGAAGATTGAGAATCTTAAGATCCTCGACGGCACATATCATGTGTGCATCTCAGACAAGAATGTGATTAACTTCAACTCTCTTTCTGAATCATCTCTCAACTATTTCATCGCACTCGAGCCTGACGCTGACTAATGACAAATAAACTGTTTCTCTGGGTTGAAAAGTATCGTCCGAGGACAGTTTCTGATTGTATCCTAACAGATGTCAATCGTGCGGTCTTCCAAGGTTACGTTGATAAGGGAGAGATCCCTAATCTTCTGTTGCCTGGCACCGCAGGTATTGGTAAGACTACTCTTGCCAAGGCACTGTGTGAAGAAATTGGTGCTGACTACTATCTAATCAACGGATCTGATGAAGGACGTTACTTGGATACTGTCCGCACAAAATGTAAGTCCTTTGCATCTTCTTCCTCGCTTGTCGGTGGCAAGCATAAGGTTGTAATTATTGATGAGGCAGACAATTCTACACCCGATGTGCAGTTGCTATTGCGTGCTGTCATCGAGGAATTTCAGAATAACTGTCGGTTTATCTTCACTTGTAACTACATCAACAAAATCATCGATCCTATCAAGTCTCGATGCTCTGTTGTTGATATGTCTACAAAAGGTAAGGATCGTGCTGTGCTTGCAGCAAGTTTCCATAAAAGAGTTATGGATATCCTTACTAAAGAAGGTATTGACTACGATGCAAAAGTTGCAGCAGAGGTTGTTGGTAAGTATTTCCCTGACTTCCGTCGCACTCTTAATGAGTTGCAAGCATACTCTGCTACAGGAAAGATCGATGTTGGTATTCTAGGTAGATCTGGCAACACAAACATCGACAAACTTGTTGGTTACCTTAAAAACAAAGAGTTTACCAACATGCGTAAGTGGATTGTCACGAATATGGATAACGATTACAAGTTACTATTTCGTGCTATATATGATAAGCTATATGAATATCTTCAGCCTCAATCAATCCCTGAGGCGGTGCTCATCATTGGTGAGTATCAGTATAAGGCAGCGTTTGTTGCTGACTTGGAGATCAATTCTGTTGCTTTCTTGACTGAAATCATGATGCGTTGTGAATTCAAATGAATAGACGATGGAAATCCTCTAAAAGAGTGCTAATCTTTTTAGCAGTTACTGGTCTTGCAAGGGTGCTTATCTTCGCAGTCCCAGTAATCGGTGTATGGTTAGGTGTAACTCAAACAGAAGAGGTGCGTAATGAATGAGAAGACTTACAAAGAAAAACTCTGGTTTCCTGTAAGGGTATGGGAGTTTAAAAGTAGTCAACATCTACTCAGTAATGCCCTTTTTTCTGCAGAAAAAGAGGAATATAGAGCGTATAATCTAGATGGTGGTGTTGGCACATCTTACCCACACCTTGAGCAACGTCCCGAGTGGACTGAGTTGAAGATGTGGATCGAGCAATGTGCTAATGATGTCCTAAAGGATAACAAATTCCTTGCTGAAAGGATGGAAATCACCTCTATGTGGTGTAACAGAGCGAATGCAAATACAGGTCACCATCATACTCCACACAGGCATCCCATGTCCTATTGGAGTTGTGTATATTATCTGACTGGTGGTAGTCCCACCACGTTTATTGACCCTCTAGCACAGCGAGAGTGGGCACAATTACACTTAGATGGAGGTCCTTACTCGGAGACAAGATATAATTACCGTCCATTTCCTGGTACTTTGTTGATTTTCCCCAGTTATTTGATGCATGGGTCACAACCTAATGATAGATCAGAGGATAGGTTTACTGTTTCAGCAAATCTCTTTCCATTTGGTAATCAAAACTTAGGTGCATGGGATGTCCCTATGATGAATCTTGAAAGAAAGATTGTAAGATGAAAATAAATCAACTGTTTCCTATTATTGTCCCCGAATTTTCTTATGAAGGAGATCTTCAAGAAATTAAGGACGCTCTTAGATCCGAAAAACGAGAACAGTTTAATTTTCCAGAGGGAGTTGAAACGACGTGTGGAAACCTTCACAAAAATGAGAGATTCTATACGCTCGTAGAGTGGTTTGAAGAGTGCCTTGAAGAATATAAAGTAGCAAATGCCCTGCAATGTGATAGACTAGACATCTCTCTCATGTGGGGCAACGTTGCACCTGCAGGATCAGGGGTAGGACACCCACGACACAGACATAATATGTCACTTGTGTCAGGAGTTTTCTATCTTACACAAGGTGTAGCGACAGTTTTTCATGATCCTGTATATCCTCGTGTTATGGACTGTATGGAGGTCATATCTGACAACCTTGCAGATCGTGGAGGTCCTATAGAAAAGTTGGCAGCAGAAGAAGGTAAACTTATTCTGTTTCCTTCATGGTTAGTCCATGAATCTGATCGCCATTTTTTTGATTATGACAGGATGACCATTAGTTTTAATGCTTTTCCTGCAGGAAATATAAATCCTGGTCCTTTTGGTTACCCAATGGCAAACATTGAAGTATTATGAGATACATTAAGACACCGCTCAGATATCCTGGCGGTAAATCTAGAGCAGCAGAAAGACTACTCAAACTAGCACCTAAGTGTAAGGAGTTTAGAGAGCCATTTCTAGGTGGTGGTAGCGTTGCACTACGATTCACACAAGATAATCCTACTGCAGATGTATGGGTAAATGACCTGTATGGACACCTCTATAATTTCTGGAAGGTATTGCAGTCAGACTATAAGAATTTGTCTGATTCACTCATAGAATACAAGAATTCACACAATGATGAGGTCTTGGCAAAAGAATTGTTTAACACTGCCAAGGAGTCTATTGCTGATGCTGAATCATTCGATAGAGCATGCTACTTTTGGATCTTAAACAAGTGTAGTTACAGTGGTTTGACGGAGAATTCATCGTTTTCTAAGACTGCATCAAAGCAAAATTTTACTGTCCGTGGAGCAGAGAATCTCAAGTCAGTAGGTGCACTCATAGGTCACTGGAATATCACTAATAAGGACTATGCAGAGGTCATGAATGACGATCATGATCATCGTGGTAATGTATTTGTATTTCTAGATCCTCCATACAAAATCAAGTCATATTTGTATGGCACAAACGCTGAATTGCACAAGGATTTTGACCATAAAATCTTCTTTGACAACTGTGAAGTGTGTCCTCATGACTGGATGATTACATATAATATTGATGAGGAGATCGAGGAGTGGTATGATAGATATAAGCAAGAGTATTTTCAGTTAACATACGGCATGAAGCATAGAGGAAGTAGAAATCGTAATCAACAAGAGTTATTGATTAGAAATTACGAAGCAAAAGTTGCATCTCCTCTAGAGGTCATGTATGCAGGATGAGTTAGCCGATCTCATACGTCAAAGTCTGGTTTCACTGCCTGCTATAGAGATCCTAGAGACGAATCATAAGTTAATTCGGAAGGGTGATATCACTATCCGCAATGAGATGTGGAAGTGTAGGGGCATGAGAAAGTTGCACATCGAAAGAGCATCTCTAGGTGAGAAATTAAAGATTGTGCACTGTGTTTTTTACCCTATTCCTAAGTATCGCATCCCTATCTTTGGATGTGATATAATTGAAACACCTGATCAAGTTACTGCTGCCGTCGTTGATATATCACCTGTATTTGGGGTCGATTTAAGCGATAAATTAGCACCAATTTCATCAAGATATTTCTTTAAAGATTGGAGAGTGCTACCACTATGGACAGAGGGTGTCTTTTCTCCCTTCTGTAAGTTTGCTAGGTTAAAAGATCCTGAGTCAAGACAAAGTTATCTGGATGTGACTAGTGAATACCTGAGAGTAATGACTGATTGCATCAAGAATGCAGAGTATGATGATGACAATGGTAAACTAGGAGACTGGGTGCCTGTGATGCATAGGATAGACGACCAGTGTCACTATGTGCTCTCACAAAGAAAGAATAAGAAGACGAAAGCGGTCTTATCACAGTGGTTTGATGAGGCATGGGCAGAAAACTACATTAATGAAATTTTATTTGATAAACCAAATGTCCGCAGACTACAATCCCTTTGACTACGTTAACTCAATCAACCTAAAGAATGCAGATTATACCCAAGATGAGGGGTATATGAGACATTATCCTGCATTCATGGTCAACAAGGCACTGTCATATTTTATTGATACCATCATGCATTCCAACGAGATGAATCGCCTTGGTAGCACGCTTGATAAGGACATGCAATATAATTTTTTTATACATAGTGTTAGGAAATCTAAAAGGTTTTCCCCTTGGGCAAAGAAGTCCACTCATCCAGATCTTGACCTAGTTAAAAAGTATTATAACTATTCTACAGAGAAGGCAGAGCAAGCACTGAAACTGCTAAACAAGGAAGAAATCCAAGTTATTAGGTCTAAATTGAATAGCGGAGGAATGAAATGAGTGATGAGATCTCTTGGTCTCCTAGCATGATGGTTGAGGTTACATTAAAAGAACCAGATGACTTCCTAAAAGTTAGAGAAACCCTTACTAGGATCGGTGTAGCTTCTCGTAAAGAGAAAAAACTATATCAATCGTGCCATATCCTTCATAAGAAGGGCAAGTATTACATAGTACACTTCAAAGAATTGTTTGCACTAGATGGGAAACCATCAAACATGACTACGAATGATGTACAAAGACGCAATCGTATTGCTAGACTCCTATCTGACTGGGGACTTATCGTAGTTGTAGCACCAGTAGGTGACGATGAGTTGGCACCCCTTAATCAGATCAAA